GGCCAGCAGCAACCAGCGACTGGCACTCCGGGCATTCCTTTACCGGCGCATCGCCGTCGCCCTTGCTTTGCGTCTTGTCCTTCACGCGCACCGCATCAATGAAACCGTGCCGCTCGACGTTGCCGCCAAAGTCCAGCAGCAAGCAATCATCCTTGCCATCCGCTATGCGCGTGCCGCGTCCGGCCATCTGAACATAAAGTCCAGCCGATGCTGTTGCCCGCACCATCGCCACAAGATCGGTTGCCTTGTGATTAAATCCCGTCGTCAGAACGCCAATGTTAATCAGGCAGCGCGTGCGAAACGCCTTGAAGTCGTCAATCTTGCGCTGGCGATCTGTTTTGTTATCTGCACCCGTCACCACATCAGCATCAATGCCGCTGGCAATCATTTCGGCCTGTATCATCTCAGCGTGGCCAACGCCCGATGCAAAGATCAGCCATGACCGGCGATCCTGGCCGAACTTGATAATCTCAGCCACCGTTGCGCGCACCAACTCAGGATCCGATGCCGCCATCGCAAGCTGGCTTTCAATAAACTCACCGCCGCGCATTCCGACGTTTGTCAGATCGATCTTAGCCTTCGCGCCAACGCTCACCAGCGGCGCAAGGTATCCCTCATCCATCAGCTTTCCGACGGGGATGTCATAGGCGATGCCGTCAAACAGCGCGCCCTTGCCCTTGTGCAAATATCCGCTGTCCAGACGGTATGGCGTGGCCGTCAGGCCAACAACCTTTACCGACGGATTGCACTGCTTCAATTCATCCAGAAACCGCCCGTAGCGCGTCGTCGTGTTCTTCGGCACCAAATGCGCCTCATCAATCAACACCAGATCGGGTGGCGGCACCATGTCCGGCGCGCGTTCGTAAATCGACTGGATGCCTGCAAACGTCACCTGCCGATCAAGGCGCTTCTGGCCGATGCCGGCGCTATAAAACCCAAGATCAACACCGGGCAGCATTTGCACCAATTCATCGGCGTTCTGCTGCAACAATTCCTTGACGTGCGTCAGCATCAAGATGCGCGTGCCGGGGTAGCCCAGCGCGTCCTCGATCAGCTTGGCAATGATAAGACTTTTTCCCGCGCCAGTTGGGGCAACGATGATCGGGTTTTCACCACGTCCATCGGACCAATAATCATAAAGCCCGTCAATGGCGGCGGCTTGGTAATCTCGAAGTTGGAGTTTCATTGTCATTCCCTTCGTCTTTGGGCAGTCTGTTGCGCGCGGGCAGGCAGTGACTAGCCGCCGTTCGTCTGGCCGGACTAGCCCGCGCGTTTTGCATCATTCTTCGAACAGGTCGCCCATGTCAATAATGTCGTCAGGGTCCGGAGACCAATTCGGCTTGGGTGGCGGCAGTATTGCCTTCGGGTGATCCAACGGCAGCCAACTATGAAAGTTGTTACAACCTGCGCAAACGAGTTTGTTTCCGTGCGGGCCTTTTGACTGATGTATTTCTCCAGCCACACACCCGCACCTCCGGCATGGTTTCAATGCCTTTATGCTTCCGTCAAATTCAATATCACCAAGTTTCATGCCATATCCTCCATCACATCGGCACCCACATCTGTTCGATCTCATCGCTATTGCACTCGTTGCGGATCACCTCGCCATCCTCGGTGACGTATTCCACAAAGTCTGATCCGGCGTCGTGTATCTCCCACGGCATGGCGTAGGGATTGAACAAATGCGCTTCACATGGCTTACCAAACGCCTTGCCTTTGCCGCAGGACCATGCGCCATCGCCATCGCGCTCTGGCGTAGCGTGCGCGCACGTCCGGCAATTTACCTCGGGGATCCTGCCCTTGTGGCAAATGTCGTGAAAGTCGCAAAACTTGCACCCGAAAAAAGACGGATCGTTTGACAGCTTGGCCGGTGGCTTGTCCGAAAAAATCACCTCGCCAGCTTTGGCCAGCAGCCTCATGGCGCAAGCCGGATCGTGTTTGATGCGCTCCATGTAGATGGCATCGGTGTTTTTGTTCACGGCGATAAATGCGCAGCGATCAATGCCGCTCAGGTGCATACCAACCTGGCACTGCGCCCAATATACAGGCTTCGTCGCCTCAACGCCCTTGGCTTCGCACGCCTTGAAGTTGCGGTCATTCATCGTCTTGAACTCAAGCGTATGCGGCTGGCCGCTTTCGCGCAGGCCTTCGGCAACACCATCAAGGCTTAGGGCAAAATGCCCATCGTGGGCTGTGAACCTGATCTGCTTGCCTGTATCTGGATCTCGATCCCAAACCGTCACGCCCACGGCGCGCAGGTTCGACACGATCCGATCTTCCTCGCGGTCGCCAGTCTCAAACAGCCGCAGGACACGCCCATCAAAGTACGGCCTGCCCATGTGCCGAAACTGATACCAAAGCGCACGGCTGCACTCGTTGCCGATCTGGCTGCCGCCAAGATGCGGGCGATGCTCGCTTTTGCGCTGTTCAAGATAGTGCTGGAAAATTGCCTGCACTGTTGGCGGCGTGCTGTATTGCTCAAGGTTCATTGCCTTCTCCATTCATCCAGCAATGGGGCGGCGCACCGCCCCATGTCTAAATCAACGCTTCCAAGGCGGCGTGGCGGCTCCACCTGATGAGGCTGCGTGTGCCGCGCCCTTTTCAACCGGAGCATAATCGTCCACCTCGTTTGATGGGCCGTAGCTGGCATCGCCCGGCTTTACCTTAACTTTCACCATCATCGGCTTGTCGTGCAGATCGTCACTCTGGCGTGGCGTCATGACGCCCGTGGCGCGGCAAATGCTGGACAGCGTGCGCTGTGCAATCTCAACCGCCGTGCTGTTGGGATTGTTGAGGTTCAAACGCTCGATGACTTTGCGCCCAGCGTGATCGCCCTCGATGATCTCAATGCCCATCTGCAAATAGCTGCCCGTTTGCGCCTTGGTCGGCTTTTCCTCGCTCGATGTGATGACGGCTTTATACCATCCCGCTGGCACCGGCTCGCGCGGTGCATTCGGCTCGACATTGTTTGCGTCAAATCCATTCAGGTCCATGTGCGTGTCTCCTTACTTCGCTACATATTTTTCAAAAGGGAAATCACCCGCCAAGCTAAACGCCAGCGGCTCTGTGATGTTGTATCGGTTCTTGCTGATGTTGCTGGCCACCGGGAACGCAATGATCTCGCGCTCCCCATCGCTGATGGCTCGTTTCTTGCCATCGTCCGTGCTGCGTAGCCGCGTCACAAGCCGGACAAAGCCAACCAGATCGGCATTGTTGCTGTAGTGATGCACGCAATCATATTGCCGGTTTTTATGAAGCTGGATCGTGTAGCGGCTGTATTTATCCACATCCGGCAAATCCAATTCTTCGACCGTCGCATGTGCAATAAACACCACATTCATTCCGCAGTCGGTCGCCAAGTAATCGCACGCCTCGCGCAAGTCTTGGTGCTTCTTATCCAAGATGCCAAACGCCTTGCCATAGCCGCCATGTGCGGCGGCCATGTTTTTGCATTTTGGGTTCGGCTCGTCGTTAATGATTTCGCGCACCGCCAGCTTTTCAAACTGCGTCACGCTGTCAATTACCAGCGTCTTGCGATCATGCTCTTGCGTGGCCAGCGCCTCGATGGCGTCAAACACGTCGTTTGTGGACTTGGCAACCGGAAACAGCATGGCGTCAGGATGCCCGTCAAGGCTGGCCGTGCCATCCTCGGCGCGGATAAACACCGGCTTTGGAAACATGGCCGCCAACGTCGTCTTGCCCATGCCGCCCTCGCTAAACAGCGTGGCAATCATCGGACGGCCTGCCGTCGGCTTGCTCAGTTGTGATAGATCAATGGCCATCAAACCGCCTCCACCTTAACGCCGATCTTGCCCGGCTTGGTTTCAAATGCAGGCGCAATCAGCGCCCATGATTGCGGCATTTCCTTCAGCAGGTATTTGCAGCCCGTCGGATCAGCCTCGACCTTCATCTTTACCGGATGCAGGTTCGTCGGGATTTTGCCCTTAACCGTCTCCCAAGCCTTTGCGTCCAGTTTGCGCGAAACTGGCTGCGTCAGGACGACTTTGTAGTTTTCGAGATTGTGGGTTTTGCTGCCTTCGGCTGGTACGTCCAGAGCCTGAGCAAGTTGCGCATCAATGGCGATGCGCTGCTTTTGCGCTTTTGTCTCGGCAGACTTGGCGGCAAGCCAGTCAGCGCAGAGAGCCTCTACGTTGGTCATAACTTTCTCCTTCTATCCAACAGACTTGACGTTAAAGCGTGATTTATTTAGGGTCAAGCTATCTTTTCAAGGCAAGGGGCAAAAAGATGAAAAAAGAGGATGCCGTCAAAGCGTTTGGATCAATCCGAAAGCTGGCAGAGGCGCTGGGCTTGTCGGTGCAGGCCGTTCACCAATGGCCAGATGATGTGCCGCAGTTGCGCGTGTATCAAATCAAGGAACTGATTCAAAAAGGGGAAGCTTAGGCCTCCCCTATCCATTTGTGAATGATGGCGGGGCGGCCCTTGCCGCCCTCTGGCGTTTGAACAAGCCGCTCGACGGGGAAGTCCTCGCACACCATCGCCACCTC